ATTTCGGTGAGTCCAGCTTCAATGGCTGTGACTGCATTGGACTGGTGCGGTTATTCTATAGAGAGCATGGATGGTCACAGGATTTCGATGATGGACTCCCTGTTGACCGTGACACCTACATGACAGCACCAGTGTGGCGAAGGCTGTTCCGATACCTGCACAAGAACTTCACTGAGGTGGACGATGTTGACTACGGTGATGTGGTGTTATTCCGTATCAATGACTGCGAGCACCTTGGAATCATCATCGACAAGTACGGTAGACTCCTAAGTATGACAGTGCCAGAGCAGGAAGGTGTCACGACAAGCACGGTCTACCACCGGTCGATGTGGAAGAACGTTGAACACAAAATATGGAGGCGATGTGATGGAAACACTGAAACTAGTCCCGCGCGGTGACGTTGATATAACACGGGACTACGGTAATAGAACTGTGTCATTCGAGAGCGGTTCAGAGCAACTACAGCGACTCTGGGTAGCACCACGAGTCACCTACAGTTTTAGCGTTGAGGGCGACAAAGCTATGCGCGACTATATCGATGCATTCGTTGATGAGGTTCACGGCAATCTAACGCCATTCAACTGGGAATACGATGGCAAAACAGTGGTAGTCCGCTTTGGTGAGTCGAAGGTTACATGGAAGGACATCTGCGGTTATGGCGGTGCAGGAGTTGTTGGATACCGTGGAACGATAACGCTTAGAGCACTGAAAGGATCAGAGTCATGAGCGTGATATTACCGGTGTCAATGAGCACTATGAAAGACAGTGGTGAGACGTTCTTCATTGAACTCTACATGCTTGAGCTGCGGACTGGCACGTCGTATATCGCTGCTACCGATGAAAACATTACGTACAATGGCATCGAATTCTTTGCAGTGCCATTCCAGCGTCAGGACGTTGTGCGCTCGATGGATAATATATCGGATAGCTGTGAGGTAAGCATTGCTGATTCCAACTACAAGCACCTGGCGTACATCATGAATGGCTTTGATTTTCGCGGTGTATCTTGCAGTGTATTCCGCATACAGTACCCTGACAGCTTGAGCAACCCGAAGATTGTGCAGTGGATGTTCAGCGGATACGTTGATGAGCCATCGTATGCCGATGGTGTTTTCACATGCAAGATCATGAGCCGTTTCCCTGAAATCCAATGTCCTAACCGCAGTTTCCAGCTTGCCTGTAACAGTGAGTTCGGTGATGAAGCCTGCGGTATGTCATTGTCAACAGAGGACGTAAGCATCACATCGGTCAGCGGTAATGTCATTGCACTGTCGCGGTCATACACTGACAACTACTGGAAAGACGGTGTAGCGAAGGTGACAGGCGAGGCACGCAACATCGAAAAGTCATCGGGCAACACGATAACAGTCAATGTCAATTTCCTGCAAGAAATAAATGGCAAGACCATTGAGCTGAACCGTGGATGCAATAAGACACGCGAGGCTTGTCGTAAGTATAACAACATGACACACTACGGTGGATTCCCTGCGATACCGTTTGAATCAGAGTATAGGTGAGGTGAGTACATGAAATTAAACTTTGACCTCCAACGATTCGGCGGTGGCGGCGATGGTAAGTCCACCGGTAAACTCATTGGTTCCCTTGCTTTCGGTGCTGCCGCCGTAGCGTTCAGTTTCTTCGGTGGTGGTGTCAGTGCTCTTGCAAGGTTTGCGATGGGCGCATCATTGTTCTCATCGGTATGGACGGCGACACACAAGGAAGACGTAGACACCAGCCTCGATATTACACGGTTTGACCGTGAACAGGAAACGATGACATCCACCGGATCGATACCGATTGTCTATGGTATGCGTAAGATTACAGGCAACCAGACGTATCACGATACGAACGCCGATGCAAATACATTGCATAAACATGTTGTCCTCTGTGAAGGCGGCATCGAAGGCGTAGAAAGTGTCTGTGCTAATGACCTACTCATTCCAACGGGGTCGCAGAGCACCAACACCGTATTTACATTGAAGAACCTGAAATACGAAGATGCTACAGCGAGACTCGGTGATAAGCATCTGTACCTTCACGCAAACGGTGTAGACCATGACCTTTACCTGTGCAACAAAGATGATACCGATGGTTCGTACTGGAGTTACCAGCTGTCAATCAGCGGACTCATATCGTATATCAATCGCTTGAGCGAAGGATGGCAAGCGTTTCCGGTGGCAACAACCAATAAATACCCTGGAGACCTCTATGGGTTTGACACTGTAAACTGTTACACGGGTTCAGCCAACTTCAATGCAGAAACCGTTATCGGCGGTACAAACTATGCGTTCCACGACGGTGATGCGCCGAGTACCGCTGATACAACCGGAGGCTACCCGAGTATGGCATGGCTTGACATGACATTCCAGGTATCCGAAGAACTCAATGGTAATCCATCGGTAGACTGCATCGTAAAGGGCAAAAAGGTCTATGATACACGCACCGGACAAACAGTATATTCAACGAATCCTGCAATGTGTTTGCGGGATTTTTTATTGTCACCACGCTACGGTCTCGGCAAATGGTTTTCCGCTGATGACATCGATGTTGATTCATGGAATGAGTCAGCGGACTACTGCGATGAAATCATCACATTCCATGACAGTGACGGTGTAACAGTCAAGGCAAAACGCTATGAACTCAACATGGTCATTGACCAGCAGAAAACAGCATTGGAATGGCTACAAGAAATTCTCGCGAACTTCGCGGGATTCATCGTCTATAGCGATGCAAAGCTCAAGTTACGCATCGAGAAGCCTACGGTTACATCGTACAAATTCAATGATGACAACTGCATAAATCTCAAGATTGAACCGCTGAAGCTCAGCGAAACACCGAATCGCTATGCAGTGAGCATTGTTGATCCGCTGAACAATTGGAGTTCCATCAAAGCAATCAGCGAGGACTTGGCAGACCAGAAGATGAGACAGCGCATTATTACAAAGGAAGTATCGCTGGAAGGCGTGACATCGCAGAATCAGGCATTGAGACTGGCACGGTTCTACCGCGACTATAACCTCGTATGTCCGTTGCAAGTATCGTTCACCACTGGTATGCAAGCGATGCACCTCGAGCCTGGCGATGTCGTTACGCTGTCCTACCACGATGTAGTCGCTGATATGCCAATACGGATCAATGAAATCAAGGAGACAGCCAAGGGAACCTTTGAAATATCCGGCAGACAGTACAATGAAACGATCTATGGCGATGACCTTGGCGGTGGCATCCAGTGGCATGTATACGGAGGAACAAGTGTTGATTACAACAACACTCCACCGGCAATCACTGGAGTCATCGCATATACGAACACAGACAATGAAATCCTTGTTGAGCATGACATAAGCACTGATGTGAACTTCGCTGAGTATCGGTATTACGTGGAGGCGGTCGAGACATGATAGAGATTCATACGAAGGTCAACTGCGAATGTGGTCATAGCTTTCACGCGATGTACGTGAATACCGGTGCATTGCCATCGGAGCTTCATCAGACAGTCCAGTGTCCATTCTGTGGAAAAGACATCGAATATGCCTACGAGTTCACCGCAGAGTTTCCATGCTTGCCGAAGAAGTGGCGGTTCTGGAAACCACGGGTACATTACATTGCAGACCACTGCGCGTTCAATGAGGGGACGATGAAAGCCGAGCTATATCCGCGTAACTGCGTGTGTGGCACTGAAATATTATTGAAACAGAAAAGAGTGATGTGAAATGGTAAACATGACATTTACATGTGATAACGTCGATTTATCAGAGACGAATGCACTGGACTTCGGCACGGTTCAGGCAGGGACAACCAGTGCAATCAAGACGGTGACAGTGAAGAACACTGGTTCATCCGATGCCCAGCAGTGCACTCTCGAAGCTAAAGCTGCGACGATCCTCAATGGATTTAGCATCGATAGTCAGAGTGGAACCGCTGCTGAGACGTACAATGCCCAGAGCTTTGCAACGGACAACGCGAGTGGTTCATGGTACAGCTATGCAGTCCTTGGTGTTGGCAAGAACTATGCAACGAAAACCGGTGGAACCATCGCGAATACGTCGGGAACCGATGCTTTTGCAACGAAATGGGCTCCACCCAGCACTGGTACATCAGGGCAGAAGGTGTGGGGCAACGTATTCTCCTGCGTCTACATCTAAGGAAGTGATTAGATGAATCATGTCGGATTAACCCATGTCGGTATCAATGCTGGCATGGTTCCGCACAGTGTCCGATGGCTTGTCAAAGGCAGGATGCGGTGCAAATACAGTGGACGATTCAAAGCATCTGGCATTGTATCTATCATGGTCAACGCATTTAATACGGTGAACGGCATCGTATATGCACCGAATTTCTATAATCTGTACTGTGCAAAAGCAATGGAAGTCGTGCAGTCAATCGGTGTATTCAATGTCATGGTAAAGCATCAGAAGGACAACATGATATATCTCAGTGTTAAATCTGCGTTGTCCAATCCTGCTTCATCGAGATTCAAGGTAACGTCGGTGCTGTTCGGTGGTATCCTCTTTGGTTATACGACGATATCGAGTCTGGCATCGCGATCCAGTGACATATTCCATGTTATCTCGAATCTGCACGGCATTGCCAATGAGCCATACAAAGTATTTGGCAGGTATATCAGTGCAAAAGGCATTGAGTATGCCGTGAATGGTGTTGTGGGCAACGTCAAGGCATGGCTATATAATACTAAATCAACGCTGTCAACAGTGTCTCTGACGCCGTACAAGGCAACGTCATTCCTGAAAAATACGGTGGGTGCGTGGTATTTCCATTGTACAGGCGGTGTAGAAATCATGGCATATATCACGAGTGTACCGCATAGAGTCCAGGAATTTGTAACGAATAAGAGGTGGTTCCGTGGATAAAATTCATCATGTAATCAGTGCTGGCCTTGAAAAAGGCAGGTACTACCGTGTATACGTCACGCAGGTCAACAAGAGTGGCAATGAATCACCACGGTCTGCACCGTCTCTCATTCGTGTAGGCGATGTATATCCACCGCCAGTTCCGGTGTTATCCGTGGATACATCAGAGTTTAGCAATGGTTGCTATGCTGACGGTGACACAATCACAGTGATGCTTAAGTGGGCAGCCAGTGAATGCGATGATCTTGACTCGTATATCATATATCAGGCATCGAAAGTTGAAGGATTCACTGGTAGCGGGATATACACTGGTGATTCGATGGGAGAAGTAGAGCTGATGAGGCAAGCGGTGCTGACCAGTGGAACTACATCGATAAGTGTCCCTGGAATACCCAGTGGTAAGTATGTCTACTTCGGCATTCAAGCAGTAGACCTTAGTCATAACTCCAGTAATGTCTATATTATCAAGGTTGATGCAGAGGATTTGACGCAGGTAACAAAGCCGCTATCACCGATTACAGTGACGCCTTACGGTATCTGGGCATTGAAAGTTTCAACGCCATGTCCTCAGTATTCCAACATTGCAACGGTGGTGTTCTATAGAGACGGTTGGAAACAATTGCCACCTATACAGTTTCACAAGGGACTCGAAGCATCACTGGTTGATGCACTGGACGCCATTGATGGGCTGACGCATTTCTATACATACCTCTACATAACCAAGGATGGGCGTAAGAGTCCGATGTCTGATCCATCGGCAACAGCTACGGCGTCACCGATTGACTTGACATACATCGATGCAGCGGTGATTGAATCGTTGAAGAAAGCATGGGAAACCGATGACATTTCATCGACGGCATCGTTAATCAAGGCAGCATCGAAACAAGCACAGCAAGTCCAGGAGCTTTACAAGCAGCTCAAGGATGTCACCGAAAGCTACAATGCACTATACAATGACTTCACCGTAGCAGCCAATGAGATCAAACTGCTGTCTGCGAAAGTCGATGAACAGGACGGTGTCCTCAAAGCATACGGAACATCCATTGAACAGAATGCGAAAGACATTACACTCAGGGCTACCAAAGGTGACATCGATAGTGCCACTGGTCAGCTCAAGGATGCAATGGTATCAATGATAAATGTACAGGCTGACAGGATTACCAGTGTCGTCGCTGATACATCAAGGAACACGTCATCGATTACGCAGCTCAACAATGCGATAGACCTCAAGGTATCATCCAGCGATCTTACATCGAGAATAGCAGTGGCTATTCAGAATGGTATCAGCGTTGCTTATATCAAAGCGTCACGCATTGTTCTCGATGGGCAAATGTTGCTACAAGGCAATGCAAAGATTACTGGTAGGTTATATGCCAGTGACATTTCATTGGTTAATAACGATGGGAGTATTGCTTGGGGTAGTAATCAGGACGTTCAGCCCGCTACGATAACCATTGGAGACCAAGGATGTAGACGTTGGGACAACAACACCGATTGGCAGATAAGGAACTTTGCATCGTTTAATTTCACGCCTAGACCAAGCGTCACGTTCAATGGTGTTTGCGGCGTAACTGTCACTGCTAATGTATGGATTGGCGTAGGAATAAAGAGTAACGACCCCAATCCACCAGGGCTAAACGGTAATTGTGACCCAAGTATTGTGATGTCTACATCGGATGATCCTAATTTTTCCAATGGATACAAGTACCAGGAATGGAATACTGATAGTCATTTAATGGTTAGCTATGATGTATCGTCGTTTACGTATGATGGTTATCGTAATGAACCGATGGCTGGCGGCAATGCCCACATTTATTACCAAGAGAGAACAGTTACTTTGTCGGAGATGATGACTATTGGAAAAACAGTGCAGTTAAGGCTGTGGCAGAGATTATGGGGTAAGAACGACAGCCCTGCTAATTTCGGTGCTAATGCAGTGGTCTACTACAGGATAGAGTCGATTAACATAGAGTGCAGGTGATATAAATGCAAAAATTTTACGATTATAACCCAGACAGTCCCTTTGCTATCACTGGTGAATCACAGACAATCATTGATGGCAAGGTAACACTGAATTATACACCGCTGAAAGGCAGTGTAACTATCACTGGGTTCGCGGAAACGACATCGAATGAACCAGCAAAAGGCGAGTTCTACATCGACTATGCAACGGATTCTCAGTATCGCATGGCAACGCAGGTCGTTGTATTTAACAGTGCTGACAATGGAACGGTGATAAGCGTTGATTACAGTGGTGTATCGACGATAATCTTCGCCAAACACATGAATGAAATCAAGGGGTTCATGGAAAACGAGGCTGTCACTGATAAAGCAGAGACGACAGCACGGGAAGCATTGGAGACGCGGGTATCCGTAGTGGAACGCGATGCAAAGGTGTATTCGCAGGTTACGAAGATGAATGCACTGGCTGGCAAGGTTGTCCAGATACCCATTGAAAATACAACGGTATTCTGTAAGCCAGCAGTTGAGATATTGAAATTCAAAGAGGGGACTAAGAATACTGTGATTACTGAGTGTGGTTTTGACAATGGTAATGCATCGGATTTTACCTACGACATAAAATACGTCACCTTCGATGGTACAATGCATCCGGTGACAAACTATGCAGTTTCGATGAGCACACCTACGGCATTGGGCAGTGGATACCTAAGTACATCCGATGAGTTCGATACAAGCCAGTGGCAGACGGTAGAAAGCATTGGTGTTACAACAACTGGTGAATTGACCATCACTGGCGTTGCATTGATGGCGGCTGGTGGTGGGGCTGGTACTTGGACTACTTATGAAGGGAAGGCTGAATAATAATGAGTATAGATTTTTCGGTGAGAAAGCCATGGGCTGGAATCACAAAAGTAACAGTAGACGGTCAGACGATGGTAAAGATTCCTAAGTTTTATGTGAGAAAGTACACTCCTACAAGTGGTTCTTACAAAGGTAAGCCATGCTGGGAAATTGCTGATAACAAAGCAGATGGTTTTCATGTTCATCCTGCATTTATGCACAATGGAGTAGAGATTGACTATTTCTACATCGGAGCTTATGAGGCATCGCCTGATGCTTCTAACTCTGCTAAAGCGGCTTCTCTCACTGCAAAGACTCCTTGGGTTAATATCACTTATGATAATGCAATCAAAGCATGTACAGCACGAAATACGGGAGCAAGCGGAAGTGAGCAGTATGGTTGGCACATGCAGAATGTATGGGAGCGTTCAGCCGTAGCACTTCTTGCACTTGTAGAGCTTGGTTCTCCTGACGTTCAGACAAAGATTGGAGCAGGAAATAGTTCTTCAACAGCAGCGGTAGTTACTGGAAGTACCAATGCAGTGTATAGAGATATGCACGAACTGTGGGGCAATGTTTTGGAATGTGTAGATGGTTTCCGTGGAGGTGGAGTAACAACAAGTGCAAGAGTGTTTGATAATCAGGGAAATCAGACTTACATCAACACTGGTGCTACACTTTCAACTAGTACAGATGCGTGGGTAAAAGACATCCTTACTGCTACGGGTACTAACTTTGACTTGAATGACGGTTTCTTCCCGTCTTCTGTTGACAGTAATCAGGCAA